GGGTGGAACTGATGAAGCTTCTAATATGGTTGCTTGCTGCTCTCAATGCAATAGTTCTAAGCGCGATCGTATGACCCCTACCTTTTTTGAGCGCGTTTCTAGACCCACGACCCCCATTGGGAAGATTTTCCCTGAAAATGGCTCGGCTAGGCACTATTCAGAATGAAAGCTATCGCTATGGCTCAATTGGGAGAGATTGCCCGAGTCAGGGACGAATCGACTTACCGAGGTGTGGCAGAACCCCGAATCCACACAAAACTCAACGATTTACCCTCACTAGGCGAGCAAATGATTAAATTCTGTGAAGAAATTGGCTTTACTTTGATGCCTTGGCAACAATGGCTGGCTCATCACAGCTTAAAACAAAAACCTGATGGCCGATGGGCTCATCCAGTAGTTACTTTGCTTTGCGCTCGTCAGCAGGGTAAATCAACCTTTATGGCGCTTCAAATCCTATTCAGAATCTATGTATTGAAAGAAAAACTGCAAGTCCATACTGCTCATAAACTAACTACCTCAGCAGAACTCTTTTATAAGATTTATGCAATTATTGAACAGAATCCAAGGCTAGCTGCTGAATTTACTAAGAAGCTGGAAAGTAAAGGCTTTCAAGAGCTTCAATTTACTGAAGGTAGGCGATATATCGTCAGGGCCAATAACTCGGCTGGTAGAGGCATTGCAGCCCCTGAAACGATACACCTAGACGAAGCCCGAGAGTATAAAGATGAAGATGTTTGGTCTGCCTTGCGATATACACAAATGGCTAGTCCCAATCCTCAAATATGGGTTTATTCAAATGCTGGAGATCAACACAGCATAGTTCTAAATAAACTTAGGGAAAGAGCAATGGCTGCGATATTCGGTAGCAATGACGATATTGGTTGGTTTGAATGGTCAGCGCCTCAAGGCATTAAATTTGATAACTCCCCAGCCTTCTGGCTAGGTGTCTGCCAAGCTAATCCATCACTCGGCATAACAGTTCATCCAGATAATATTCGAGCAGTCTTATCAGACCCCGAGGACATTGTGCGCACAGAAGTTTTATGCCAATGGGTCGATACCATAAACCCAGTTATCAATCCGTCTCAATGGGAAAGTTGCAAAGTTGAGGGACTTCGACTCAACCCTGAGGCAGATACTTGGCTAGCTATTGATCTTAGCCCTAGTAGAAAAGAAGCTGCGTTAGTAGCTAGTCAAAGACTTGAGGGCGATAAGTTTCAAGTCATATTGCTACAGACTTGGCATAACCCTGCCAATCTGGATGATAAAGCAATGGCTAATGATGTAGCCGAATGGGTTAGAAAATATCCAGTTCAGTTGGTTGCTTATTCAGCCAAAACCGCGTCAGCGGTGGCCGCTAGATTAGCTCCTGCTGGTATTAGGGTTGAGCCGATAGATGGTCTTGACTATGCCCAAAGCTGTGATGAATTACTGGGAGCGATTTCATCTCAGCGGTTAGCTCACTCGGGACAGGAAGAGCTGACCAAGCAATGCCTATCCGCTGTCAAACTCCCTTTCGGTGATGGCGGGTGGGTAATGGGTCGCAAGGTTAGTAATACGACAATCTGTGGAGCGATTGCTTCAGCCTTGGCAACACACTATGCGACAATGGCTGAAACTAGCGTAGATATTCAAATAGTGTAAGTTGCTTCGCTTACAATGTAAGCAATGGGTGCTATAAGAGATTTCCTATTTCCAGCAGTTGAGGCCAAGCGCCCTATTGCAGTTACTGATGTTCAAGCAGCTTTAACACCAGTTCAGATTAGCGATTCAGTTTATAATATTCTCGGCGGTGCAACTAATACCACTCGCCAATTAGCAATGAGCGTTCCATCCGTTGCAAGAGCTCGCAATATTATCTGCGGAACTATCGGCTCATTGCCTTTAACAACTTTTAATCGTATAACTGGTCAATATGTTGATCCACACAGAGTAATCAATCAGCCAGATCCAAGGGTTGCAGGATTTGTAATCTATTGCTGGCTTGCTGAAGATATTTGGCTATATGGCGCTGGTTATGGTCAAGTCCTTGAGATGTATAGCGCAACTGATGGCGGTCGAGTAAGAGCTTGGACTCGCGTAAGTCCAGACCGCGTTACAGTTGATACCGATTTCCTTAACACCACAATTACTGGATATAAAGTTGATGGTAAATCAGTTCCGCTTAGTGGCGTAGGTTCAATCATAAGATTTGATGGTGGAGATGAGGGATTGCTTCACAGAGCTGGCAAGACAATTGCTGCAGCAGTTTATCTTGAAAATGCAGCAGTTAATTATGCTAAAGAGCCAGCACCTTCAATGGTATTAAAGTCTAATGGCACTAATCTTACTGCCGAAAGAATTTCATCCTTGCTAAGTGCTTGGAAAACTGCTCGCCAATCTCGCTCAACAGCTTTCCTAAATGCAGATGTAGAATTACAACAATTTGGCTTTGATCCTAAATCAATGCAACTTGCAGAGGCGCGTCAATATGTAGCACTAGAATTAGCTCGGGCCTGTGGAATACCTGCCTACTTCTTGAGCGCCGAAACGACTTCTATGACTTACTCAAACGCGGTGTCCGAGCGGCGCTCATTAGTAGATTTCTCACTTCGCCCAATACTTAAGGCAATTGAGGAACGCCTATCATTACCAGACTTCACACCTAATCCAGTAATGACGCGCTTTGCACTTGATGATTTCCTACGCGGTAACGCATTAGAAAGAGCTCAAGTTTATGAAATTCTAAACCGCATTGGCGCGATGAGCGTTGAGCAAATTCAGCGAGAAGAGGATCTAATCCCAAATGAAGGTTAATATGCCAATGGCAGTTACAGCTGCCGACACAATTAAGAGAACAATTACTGGAACTATTGTTACTTGGAATGAGCAAGGCAATACCTCAGTAGGACCGACAGTATTCGCAGCAGATAGCATTGAGATTAAGCCAGTTAAGTTGCTGCTTGAGCACGACAGAACTCGCCCAATTGGCAAAATGGTGTCTCACAATGTAACTAAGTCTGGCATCGAAGCTACTTTCAAGATTGCCAACACTATGGCTGGAGAAGATGCCCTAATTGAAGCAACTGAAGGCCTACGAGATGGGTTTAGCGTTGGAGCCCAGATTAACGAATGGACAAACAACAAGGGCATTATGCAAATTACTTCAGCGACCCTAGATGAAGTATCTCTAGTTACTGATCCTGCAATTGATTCTGCTCGCGTAAGCGAAGTAGCAGCTTCTGAGAATGAAACACCAAAAGAAGATTCTGATTTAGCAACCGCTGATTCAGAGAACCCAAACGAAGGAGACCAAGTGTCCGACACTACTGCTCCTGCTCCGTCCGTTGAAGAAGCGGTTGAAGCAGCTAAAGCAAATATGGTTGAGGCAGCTCGCCCAGCCTTTTACACAACACCTCGCCTTGAATTATCAAAGGCGAAATATCTTGAAAATAGCATCCGCGCTAAAGTATTTAATGACGATGCTGCCCGTCAGTATGTTCTTGCCGCTGACGATACTACTTCAAATAACTCGGGCTTAATTCCAACTCGCCAATTAACTGAAGTAATTAACCCACTTTCACAATCAGTTCGCCCAGCAGTTGAGGCAATTTCTCGCGGCGTTCTACCAGATGCAGGAATGACTTTTGAAATTCCTAAAATCACAGCAGTTCCAACTGTTGCTGATGTAAATGAAGGCGATGCAATCACAGAAACAGGAATGACCTCGGAATTTTTGAGCGTTTCAGTTAATAAATTTGCGGGCGGTCAGGAATTTTCTGTGGAGCTCCTCGACAGATCTTCGCCCGTCTTTTTTGACATTTTGGTTTCTGAAATGGAAAAAGCGTATTTGAAGGCAACTAACTCCGCAGTTTTAACACAACTTGCAACAAGCGGAACTGATGGTGGAAATCGCACAATGTCTAATGTTAATTTCCAAGATTTTATTTCGGATGCTGCAGTTAGCATTTATTCAAATACTTTTGGATTTGCTCAAAACATTCTTGCTTCGCCAGCCCAATGGGGTGCAATTATGAATTTAGTAGATGGCAATAACTTGCCTCTCTATACCAATCTAATTAATCCACAGAATCGCGGCGGTGGAGTTTCTCCAACCTCAATTCGCGGAAATACATTAGGACTTGATTTCTATGTCGATGCAGGACTTGATGGAACTGGCGATAACACTTTAATTGTCGTTAATCCAGAGTCATATACTTTCTTTGAGTCAAGCCGCTTCCGTCTACAGGTGGATACAGTTGCAACTGGCCAAGTCAAGGTTGCCTATTATGGCTATGCAGCCATTGCCCCGAAAGTTGGCGCTGGCGCTTATCTATGGAAAGTTGCGTAGTTAATTAAAAAAAGTGAGGGCCAGTCCGCTCCCGAGCTGGCCGCTCACCTAACTGCTTGAAAGGATGACGAAATGCCTACGATAGTTACGGCCACAGAGCTTAGGACAATTCTTGGCGTTTCGTCATCCCTATATTCAGACGCTTATCTAAACGACATAGTAGATGCCTCGGAGAATCTAGTTCTCCCAATGTTAGTTACTTTCCAAAGCAAGATTAACAAAGTAAAGCTAACAAATAATATTGCTTATTTTGAAACTGCAACAATTCAAGAATTTACAGAAGGCCAATCCGTAATTATTACTGGCTGCGGAGCTCCTTTCAATGGCACTCACACAGTAACCGATGACGAAATTTCAGATTATGTATTTACAGTCGCAATCACCAATGCAGACATATTGGAAAAAAATATCATCCCAGCAGGAAACGCTGCGCTATCTGGATTATCGACCTATGTCGGAAACCCCAATGCTGAAGCTGCTATTCTGGCTATCTCCGTTGAAATCTTCCAATCCAGAACCGCCGCTGGTGGATCAATCGAAGGCGTAGATTTTGCAGTTACTCCTTACCGCCTATCTAAGAATTTACTTGCCAAAGTAACTGGCTTACTTGG